GTCAACGAATCGCTCTGGCAAGTCGTATTCTGATTTCAAAATGTCGGTCATGATTTGTCTCTCACTGAAAATTGAATGGTTGATTAGCCCACGCGGTACCAAGTATTCAGGACATCATCAAAACGAATCCTGAAAAACGCGTTCGCCGCGAGCGTGGTAGGTGCGCCAATAACAGTCGCGCCGTTTGCATTGATTGTCAGGGTCGTGACAGCCTGAGTTGTATTGACCAGAATCTCTTGACGATCAACGCAATTGGCCACGGCTGGCAATACCAAGGTGCCAGCTGCATAACCTGCCAGCGGCGTCAAAATCAGCCAAACGCTATCGCTTGAATTATTCACCGTCACAGTGAAGCCAGTAGCCGATGGCGCCGCATATTGGCTGATCTTGTCATCGCTTGTAGTAGCACCAGCCAATACGAACGACTTGATAACAGACATGCTGGCTTTGCGCGCATCACCTTGGCCGCTTGAATAGATCGGCACTTGATCCGAGCTAACAACCGAATCTACGGCTGAGAGTTGATTGATGGTGGTCATAGTGTTGTCTCACTCAAAATCAAGAATTGCATCCGGCCCGACAGTCAGCGGAGAAACAGGCTGATCAAAGAATGGCCGGTCAAGGTTCATCGGCTTGTTTCCTGCGCCAACCGGCAGAGTTCCGCTGTAGGTCATCTCAAGCGGCTGCGTATAGTGCGCCAGCATGGCGTTATAAGCCTCGCGTGCAGCTACTTTGGTATCAGGCGAGATGGCCTTGCCAAAGCCTGGAGCAATGCGTACAGCAAGGCTCAGAACAATGGCCTCATTGGCGCGATCTGGCACGCTGGCGATATCATCAAGATCATCGCCGTTGGGTGAAGATGGCAGCGGATAGCCCAAGCGAATGCCTTTTGCATTCCATGTGGCCATCATTGCGTTCAGTTTGCGTAGAGCAACCTGCAATTGTTCAGGCGTGAGGTCAAAGACGTAGGAGCCTAGTCCTGCTTCCTCAAAAGCCTGAGTTATGAAATCACGCTTTGTCCAAGCCATTTAGAGCCGCCTCGATGTTGGCCGCGAGTTTAGCATCAGAAGTGCGGCCGTCGAATTTAATCTTCAACTCACGCGCTTTTTCTTCAAGCTCTGCCCGGGTCGGTTTTGCATCATCTTCTTGCATCTCTGAGGCTGTCAAACTCCATCCGAGTTTTACATGCGCCTCAATATCGGATTCCGCAACGATGATGTAATCAAACAGACCATTGTCTGTTTTGATCATCTTGCCAGGACGATAAAGCATCGTCGGGTTTTTCATTTCTTTGCCTTTGCCGGTGCCTTGCTGGGCTTGCCAGCCTTCATGGCCGCAGTGCGAGCCGTACTCAAAGCGATGGCAATCGCCTGCTTTTGCGGCTTGCCTGACTTCATTTCGCGTTTGATGTTGGAGGAGATGGTTTTGGCGCTGTAGCCTTTTTTGAGCGGCATTTCAATACTCCAAAAAGATGCAAAAAGAGGGGCCGAAGCCCCTCTCCATGTTGCCAGTGCTTAGGTCTGGTTGAACAGGATGATCCCGCTCATCTGCGGCTGCTTGTTTACGACACCAAACAAAGTATCAAGGCGATACTTGGTCTTCATGGTGTTGATGTCGTACTGCTTTTGCATCACCAGCTCAAAGCCTTGGTCGGTGGTGGCACGCATCACAGCAGCGCCAGCATCCGACGGCACAGCATAGCGACCCGGCAAGATCTCCAGAGCATCTTTCTGCCAGAAGGGGTTCACTTCAGCCGAAACCGTGTTCAGGAAGGTGATGGTGGCGCCGTTGGCGGGCGTTGCAGTCACGTTCTTGTACTGGAGTTCAGCATCGGTAGAACCGCCGCCGGAGATGATCGGGGGCGAGATTTGAACAACGCCAGAACCGCCCGCACCGGACACGATGGCCGTGATACGGAAGGTCTTCAGCTGGCCGGTGTCGCCCTTGGTGATCTGATGCACAGCGTTCACGCCGGTAATGGTGAACGCATCGCCAACCTTGACCGTGCCAGAACCAACGGTAATGGTCAGGTTTTGGTAGCGGTTGTCCACGTTCGCCACTTCGCCAGTGCCAGCCGTCGAAGTTGCCTTCGGGGTGTAGTACTGATTAGCGCCGTTCACGGTAACAGACGTACCAGCGCGGGCAGTCAGGCGGTTTGCATAGTCCAGCTTGTAGGTGTCGAACGATGCCACCATGCCCACGTAGGCCTTCTCATAGGCGGTCAGAGGCTTGCCGGTGAGGGTCTGGCGTCCAGCCAAGTTAGAAGCCATGCCGTTGTAATCACGGGTCGAGAGGGCGAGGTAGCGGTCGAAACCTTGCACGCCTTGCTCGTTCATGATTGCTTCAGCTTGAGCCACATCATCAAAGCCGGATGCAGCGGTCGTGCGCTTGACCACGAGGGTACCTTGCTGCGCCGCCACGTTCATGATGGCCAGATTGATGTCGCTGGCCAGCTTTTGCTTGGCAGAGTCACCCAGGCGGCCTTCTTGCAGCGTGTCGCGCAGTTCGGTGGCGGTCAAAACCCAAGGCACAGACTTGTTGAAGCCAATCGTAGACGGCACGCTCAGCTGCGTGAAGTCTTTGAAGTTCGAGGTCATGTCGGTACCGTCGAACGATTGCGCCACGTAGGGCTGCGGGCGCCAAATGACGTTATTGGTGCGCTCCATCATCGCTTGGTCGGTGTTATACACAGCGACATTACGCGACAGCACCAGAGCATCATTAAAGCCCTCGAGGATGTCTTCGAACGCTACGCGTTCCTCTTTAGAAAATGCATTTGCCATGATTCAATCTCCAAAAAAATAGGTTAGGTGTTGCGCTTTTGCCGTTTGTAGGCCATTACCTTTGAGTAATCGCCTGACTTCTCAGCATCTGCGCGAAGTCGATCAAGGGTGGAATCCACCGTGCCGGATACTTTGCCAGAACCCTGGACAGTTTTCTCAGGCGGCGGTGCCGCTTTGCGATTTGTAACCTTCAATTGCGTCTCCAGTTTTGCAACCGCAAAAGCGAATTTTACGGGGTCACTGATTGAGGCGAGTTCCTTAGCCTTCTTTGGGTTTTTGCCCAGCGCATAGACCAGCAACGCGGGATTTTCAGCGCCTTGCAGAATGACACCTTGCTGAACTACGTTCAATGATTCCTGGGCGATTGCTTCGGCCTCATCGTAGTCTTTGACTTTCAGCTCTGCTTTCGCTTTGCCGTAGCCATCTAGCTTGGCTTGCCATTCCTTGGCTTGATTGTCTCGCTCTGCTTGCAGCTTTGCCGCCTGCTCATCGGCTTGTCGCTTGCGCTCAAACCACTCTGCAAGGCTGGCCTCGTATCGCTCTGCGTCATAGTCGAAATCCTCTAGCGTGGGCTTTTTGCCAACTTCCTGAGACTTTTGGGTTTCAGGGGCTTGGTTCAGCTTGGCTTCGAGTTCTCGATTGCGCTTTTGCAATTCTCGATGCTGTTTGCGCAGGTCACGCACCCATTCAGGCGCTTGCTTCTCTTCCTCTTGAGGTGGCGATTCCTCTCCGATGCTTACGATTACCTCATCATCTTGTGCTGCTTCGGTTTGAGTTTCTGCACTTGGCTCTGAGCCGTGCGCTTGTTCCTCAATCTCTTGGCTTTCCTCAATGATTTCAGTTTGCTCGTTTACCTCGTTTTCTGCCGTTTTTGACATAGTTACCCCATTGGTTGACTCACCCCATTAAAGGCTGGGCGGATTGCCTGTATTCTGTTGCTGCTGCAAAGCGCCGCCGATTGCTTGCGCTGTTTCGATGGCGGCTTTTTGCTGCGTGGCGCTGACATTTGACAGAGTTTCAATTGTCTGCGCCCTAGTTTGTTCGGATTTTGCCACAGTTAGCACAGTATCTGCTTGCGCTTTCATGGCTTTTGCTTCAGCTTCTTTTGCTGCGCTCATCAAATACATGGCCTGCGGGTCTGGTTGCTGGCCCTGCATTTCAGCCTGCATTTGTTCCGCTTCTTGCTCTGTTGCCTTCACGGCGCCCAACCGAACAAGCTTTCCTCGGAAATAATCGCGCACATCGCTCACGCCTTCGCCTTCGATATTCATCAAGGCCATGGCCGACAATACCTGCATCGTCTCAGGATCTTGCGTGACTTGCATCATGCCCGTGAGTGCGCGAACCGTAGCCTGGCGCTTGCTGGAACTGCTCGGGCCAACATCCACGGCAATATCGAATTCAGCTTCGCTCAAGTCGTTCTCGAATTCGACTTCGCCGGTTTCTTTATTGAGCGTTGGCCGCATCAATTCCACCGCTTCCGAAGTGCCGCCGGATGTAATGGCCTTCATTTTGCGCCCAGGCTCAACGAAAATATCCTTGGCCATGCTCAGCCAAATTTCGCCCGAGCGCTTCACGGCCTTGGCCATGTTGCTCATGTAGATGAATGTCTGCATATCCAGCCGCTGCTGGATCATCTCAACGGCTTTGCCGCTGATGTTGCTCACTACCTTGTCGCCTTGCTGCTGATTGCCGAGAACGTCCTGCATATCCTGCTCGGTTATCTGCAAGAGCGCGGCCATGGCAGGC